GCGAGAACACGCTCACCTGTTGTTAAAGTAACGATACGAATATTATGATTAGTCTTCAATGGTGCTGCTTGTTCCGTCATTTTCTAATTCCTCACGTTGATCTAGTTTTTGTTTCCAGGCATTTTCCAGTCCTGGTTCTGGATTACTGATTGTCATTACACAATCATATGGAATCTTAAACTGCCAATCAGTGGAATAAGGATTCCATTTACTAAAACGAACTTGGTATTCCATACCATGCGCTTCAGTCAAGTATTGTGGTGTTCCGCCATCAAGATTGAGAATGTAAGGATCTTCCATAAGAAGACAAACACCACGTTTGTCGTCGCCTTCTCCATCGAAGATTTCTTTTAACTCTGTAATGATACGATCACCAGTCTTTAGTGTGACTACTGATACAGACATAGTTATATTGAGTTTGATCTAAGTTTACCATCAAAAAAGGGGACCGTCAAGTCCCCTTCGATTATATTTAGAACCATTTCTTTCTCTTTTGTTTTTCTGGTAAGTTTTTGACAAGAGTGACTGTAAGAAGACCATCAATAAATTGCACGTCTTCAACTTCTACATCATCTGCCATCTGCCAGTTACGAGAGAACGTTCTATATGAAATTCCTTTATGAGAATATTTTCTTTCTTTATCTGCTGGTGCTTTCCTAGCAGATACTGTCAAAACATTTCGTTCGGTCTCGACTTCAATATCATCTCCTGAAAATCCAGCAAGAGCGACCTCCAGTAAGGTTCTACCATCATGTCCATCCACAACATTGTAAGGTGGGTAATTCGATCCACCTCCCGCAAGAGCTTCGAGTCTGCTGAATGTTTCATTGAATCCAATTGAATATGGGGTATAATGTTCCCAGGTTATGTTAGTCATGTCCTTAAGTAAGCGACGTTTGCATGTGACCCGTTAGGCATCACAGTATTATTTAAGGACTTTGACTAAACCTTTAATAACGGAGAACCGTATTAAAACTTACGGTTTACTCAACCGCTGTCTTCTTACGACCAATATTATACTTGCTTTCAAGTGTCCAGTCATTCTTTTCTTTGAATGAAAGAACTTTAATTTGATTGAGTGGAGCAAGGTCTTCAATTTTGATCGAATCAACAACGGTGATTAGTCCCCAATCAGACAAAAGTTGAATGATACGATTGCGACGCTGTACATCATTCAATGACAGATTAGTATTCTTACCGTCAAGAGCGAACAACTCTTTGAAGTGTACAATATAATACTTGCCTTGTTTATGCAGAATGTGGCATGACTGGTAGATCTTCTTTTCCTTACGAGATGCTACACCAATACGAGTTAGCGTTTCTCTCACTTTCAAGAAGTCATCAGGTTCACCAAGAACCACTTCTACCATGTCAGTTTGCTTCCACTGGATCTCAGTTTCACCGCTCATTTTCTTCCACCTTTATTCAATGCCTTTGTAATATGATCTAGTTGATCCTTGGTGAGAACCCTGAGTGCTTGGAGTGCTTTATCGTCATTATAACCATAATACTCTTTGACTACTTCAAGATAATCAATAGAATCTTTACGTGCCCAGGGAGAGAAACGCTTCCTAGGTTTCACACTATTTAGCAAAAAGTCATACTGTAACTTCTTAGGTAGATGAGGATTCTTGTTCATCTCATTGACAAACAAGATAGTATCCGTAAAAGAACTGAGGCACCTGTTAACAATGTAAGGAGGATAACCTCGCTCAGCATCAAGGTCATCATCGAGAATATTCTTTTTAGATTGATTGATGCTGTACAGGTAGTCTTTTAGTTGGTACGTCATTCCAGTGTCTAATCACTCCACTAATAATAAAAAGGTTGGTAGCCAGGTAAGAAATAAAAATAAGGGTGCGTATGCCAGCAATAAGATCAGCTTCTCTGTCGTTTCGTCCATACTTTTCACCCAGTGCTTTTGCCCAAATTCTCCACATCAGAACTTCGCAGTAACTCCAATAACTTTTGCGTTAGGGTTGCGAGCAAGCGCAACCTCTCTTGCCTCCTGGTAGTCGCGGGCATAGACTTCTTCACTAAAGACCTTGCCAGCAACGTAGAGTTTCACTTCACACTTCATAGTTAGTAAGGACTAGTTCCTTGCGAGACGCTTGATCTGTATTATAACTCCCCACGCTCCTCATGGTGTAGGTGTGTGCGAATTCTGCTGCTGTCCACCCTTCAAACCTCTCACGAATAAGTTGAGACGAGTTATAAGATATACATTGAGGACCAATAAACCGATCACACTTGACAGCAAAATGGTCGTGGTTGAACCCGCTGTGCATACTGCCCCGCTTTCCATATAGATTAGATCCAATTTCATAGGGGGGATCAAGGTATGTGAATACTGACTTTTCATCGCTAAGGAGGTATTCATAAGACTTGTTAGTAATTTTCCAGTTGCCAATTAGTTTTTGGTATTCGCGGAGTCGCTCGATACCTGCGAGGGAGAAGTTGGAATCACTTGCTTGCTTGGAAAATGAAGAAGACTCAGTAAGACCAGAAAAACTACACTTATTAATGATGTAGAAAGAAACAGCACGCCAGATACTTTCATTGTAAGGAGGGAACTTATCTGTTGTTGCAGAACCTGATAGGTACTCCTTAGCATCCAAGAAAAGTTTCTTTGCGGAAGTATGATCAGGGTGCCTTTGTTTAAGTTGGATGAGTATGTCCGCAATTTCATTACCGTGATCCTGTAGTTCTCGCCAAAAGTTATAAAGTGGTTCATAGAGATCATTGACCCAAATATCCAAACCAGGATATCGTTTAGTAATCTCAAGTGCTACACTACCACCACCAAGGAAAGGTTCTCTGTATTCCTTATAACCTTTGAGGTCAGGGAAATACTGAAATAGTTTACTCAGGGCACGACTCTTCCCGCCTGGGTAGCGAAGAGGAGTCTTCAGAGATTTCAAAGTCTGCGGCATGATATTTAAGGTACTCCCAAAAGGTCATTTTCATTTCTTTCTGCGTCATACCACAGTGAGCGGCAGCAGCAGGTAGATTCATTGTAGCATGAAACAGTGCTTCATGCGCTTCTTTCACGTTTTCTGGTGTTGTTTTCACGTATCCATTTCCATTGTCTTTCTGGTTCTCCTTTGAGTCGCTCATGCATTTCCTCCATCATAATAAATTTAGGTTCTTTCTCAATGAATTTGAGTAATGTCATTTTCAAACTTTAGTAAGTAATTTTCTGCCATCCTAACTCCAGTAAGAGTATCCCCAAGTCCACCAATAGAAACATTACATGTCTGACAAAGATATCCTCTAAGTTTTCCTGTAATATGACAATGGTCTAATGATAGGGGAGCATCTGTCCTACCACAACAATCACAAGGAGTTCCTAGTGGTCTAGTTTTGCCATGTATCTTTTGAAGTTCTTTTTCAAATTTTCGTATTTCTTTCCTACAACTATAACAAACTCTCTTGCGATATGTTTTTGTTTTTGTTGTAGAACTAATTTCAAAACAATCTTCTTCTTTTTCTAAATTACACCTGATGCATTTCTTCATTTGAACTCACAACTCATCATGATCTCAGTAAGACATGCCAGCATGTTGACTTCCTGGTCAGGGACAATCTGAATATCACGCATATACTTGGCAATGATAAGAACTGCCTCAGGAATAGAAGCAGGTTTGAGAACACTATAGATGCTGTCATAGATCTTACGCATCACCATGCTGGGGTCATTGTCCATGTGTTGGACAACCCAGTTCTTGACATTAGTAAACTCTTTCTTTTTTAGGGACGCAAGTAGTGTATCCAGATTAACATCAGCAACATCCACAAGGATAGCAGACGTAATGGCACCAGTAGCGGCATACCGTTGGCACTCATTAATAAGACGACGCCAGTCAGGATAATACCTACGGACAAGCTTAGCAAGAACTTTATCTTCGTACTGAACTTGTTCATGGGTAAGAATAGTTTTCAAACGGGTGAAGAATTGACCCTGTAGGTTAGTTGCCTGCTCAGGTTTGATCCTGAAATCAACAACCGTACATCGAGAGTGTAACGGTTCAATAATTTTGTTGATGAAGTTACAAGTAAAGATGAAACGACAGTTGCTATGGAACTCCTCCACAGCGGTCCTGAGGGAGAGTTGAACGTCGTTAGTGGTGTTGTCTGCCTCATCGATAATAACGACCTTGTGGGACGCTCCAGAGGTCAGAGAGATAGTTGTGGCAAACTGCCTCACACGGTTCCTTACGGTGTCTAGGAAACGTCCTTCGTCCGATCCGTTGATGACGATGTAAGAGGCACCAATCTCCTCACACAGCGCCTTAGCGATGGTAGTCTTGCCCACACCTGCGGTGCCACTCAGCAGCAAGTTGGGCAGTTCTCCCTGGTTGACAAAACCCTGAAAGACATCTTTGATGCTGTCAGGGAGAATACAATCTTCAACAATGTTTGGGCGGTATTTCTCCACCCACAAAAATTCTTTGCTCATTCAAGTGGTCGGGTAAATGATTTAGAAATAATGTCCGTGGCATTGAACATCATTTGCATATACTCTACACCCTTTTTGGGTTTAGTATGCTCACCGCATGTGAAAATATCACACACCGCCATGCCTTTCTCTGGCCAAGTATGAATGCTGATATGAGACTCAGCAAGCATAGCAACACAAGTTACACCCTGAGGATCAAACTTGTGTGAATGAAGTGCTAGTAATGTTGACTTACACTTTCTGGATGCCGTGTAGACGATATCCCTAACAAATTCTTCATCATTAAGAAGATCTTTTGTACAACCCTTTAAAGTAAAAAGGATGTGTTTCAAGGTTCTAGTGCGATGTAATAGGTAAGGTCAACATTAGTGTTAGTCCACTCTGAGATAAGGTGCTTGGAGACCTTGACAGAATAGTCACCAGGGAGAAGACGAATGTTTTCAATTTTAACATCAAGAGAATAGGTGCCAGTAGTACAACCTGCCACGGTGAGATCGTAAGTATTGCTGGTATCATTTTCCTTGTCCCTTAGGATAAGTTTGATAGTATCTAGTCCTTCTTCGGACTGGAATGTAAGATCAGGAAGACTGTAAACAGCAGATGCTTTCTGAAGTTGAATCAGTTCTTCACCTGATAGATTGAACTGAAGATCAGCACCAGGAAAGTTTACGTTCTTTTCTGGAGCACTCTTGAGCGTAATCTCAGGATCCGAGAAATAGTATTTTGCAGAAGTGCGCCCCCCGCGAATGCTAACAAAATCGTTAGATGTGAACTCGAGCTGAGGATCGTTAAAAAGGCTGATACCGCTAAGAAACTGACTGAGATCATAAATTGCGAAGTCAGTAGGAAATACTTCTTCGCCAGTAAACTTTGCGAGAATGTTCTCTGCATTTGAAATTGTTCGGACTGTAGACCCCTTGCGGAATACGATGGAGGAATTAATCGTGCTGAAGTTCTTAAGGACATCAAGTGTTTTTTTAGATAGGATAACTTTACTCATTGGGGATAGGTTTCACGGGTAGCGTTTTTGTCATTGAAGTGAAGAAGGAGAAGACCGTAGTGAAGGATCTTGATAATATCACGACGGGCACAACCCTTCTTGTCATAGCGGGAAGCATACTTCAGGATGTTGCTTCGGCAGAATGCCTCAGCGTCACCACATGCTTCAATCAAGTCTAACGTTTGAATGCTGTCATTACCAGCAGAGTAGTGTTGTCCATAAGTTCCCGAAATGTAATCACGTAGCTCTGCAAGCAAAGCATCTTCATTATATTTGTTTGCCATTCACTTGTCCCAGATAAGTCGAATATTACTATGGTAGCATTCTTGAACGTTGCCGTCAAGATCTTTGACAAATAACTTCAGACCCTCGCCACCTAGGATCTTCACGGTCTTGCCACTATCAAGAGTGGCAAGATGGTTGACATAACCGTGGAATTTATCAGTCCTGGTTTGTGGCATCTTCTTCCTCCGTAGAAACATCAGCATCAATTTTATCATAGAGTTCGATGAACGACTGCTTGGTCTCATCATCGAAACGATTTACACAAACCTTAATCGCTTTCATGCGATCACCCCAGATAGCATATGCTCGCATGATGTGAACAAGACGACGGGTAGAGATTACCTCGTCGATACCACCATCCTTGAAAGTGCGACGGATGATGTCTGCCCAGTTGGCAAGGTTGTTACAGAACTCTTCGTCATGCTTGCCAACAGAAGCAGCAACACGCACAAGGATCTTGCTCTCGATAGCAGGGGTGGGATACTCCTGCTCGAAGGTCAGGGCAAAACGCTCAAGGAATGCTTCGTTGAGCACATTAGTGCCGATGAAACGACCATCATCGCTGCCCTTGCCCTTGGTGTTGGCAGTAGCGATGACGTTGAAACCAGCAGCAGGTTTGATAAAGCGACCAGTCTTCTTGAGGAAGACACCCTTGCCTTCCAACACAGATTGCAGACACAAAATCTTGTTCGATGCCAAGTCAACCTCGTCTAGAAGCAGCACAGCTCCCCTCTCAAGAGCTTCCACGACGGGTCCGTTATGCCAAACAGTGTTGCCATCAACAAGACGAAACCCACCAATAAGATCATCCTCGTCGGTTTCAATGGTGATATTCACACGGATCAACTCCCTATTTAGGGCAGCACATGCCTGCTCAACAGAGAAAGTTTTACCATTACCCGACAGACCAGTGATGAAAGTAGGGTAGAAGATACGAGATTGAATAATCTTCTTTACATCAGAGAAGTTGCCAAACGGGACATAATTGTCATCTTTGCTAGGAACAAGGTTCTGCTCAACTGCTTCCATAACAGCAGGAGCAGCAGCAGGTGCTTCATACTGCTGCTCAAGACGCTCCTGAACAGTCAGATTCCAAGTGCCACGGCGGACATAGAAATCACGCAGACGCTTGACAGCAGTGGCATAGGTCACTCCAAAATTATCAGCAGCAGAACGAACGTGATCAGCATTGATGTCGTTGCCATAGGTTTCGGACAGATAAGAAGTGAGTTGAGTGGTGGTCAGGTCAGACTTGGCAGGCATTGGTTGGTTGCGTATGAAGTAAGTATAGGGCAGGGGTGGGGTCTCAGCGACCCCTAGTGGACAGTTGATCAGGCGACATACTCAATAAAAGAATTTAGCAGTTTCTTATTCGTAGACTTACTCTTCAACATCTTTTTAAATGCTTTAGAGATCTCACCTTTCTTAGCACCAGACTCTACATCAAAATCAGTATCAGCATCAATGGTGGTGTTGCTGATAGCATAGAGAGCAGTGTAACTCTTGGGGAAAGGAATAACAGCAGATTTGTTTTTCTTCCACTGTTTCTGAACTTGATCATAGTGAGCGATACTGGCATAGGTGCTAACAAAACCAGATAAACCACTACCACCCATGATACGGAAACCAAGTACATTCACACCAGCATTGCGATCACGCAACTGTTGAATGAAAACGTTGGTCATTTCACCCCACCCATCATTCATAGCATAGACACGTCCAGTGGTGCGATCACGAAGAACAGTGCTGTAATCAAGACGACGGGGGCGAACATAATACTCATCTTTATGATCGTTGTAATACTTGCGACCATAGGAAGCTTGACATGCCTCACCATCAGTCAGGATACAAACGTTGACCTTCTGGAGATCATTCTGCTTCTTGAACTGAGGGATAATATAATTCATCATCACAATACCCTCGTTCAAAGGAGTGCCAGACAAGGTACAACCGAGTGTGGTGTGATATCCAACATGATAGATATAAGCATATGCCTCACGATACAGGTTCAGGCACTGACGCTCGTAGTCCTTGGAGTTAGAACGAGAAGACACAAAGTTCATCAGGTGGAACATATCTTTGTGTAGAAAAATCTTACCCTCATCACAACCGTTCTGAGAAAAGTATTCTTCATTGCTGATGTAATCAGCCTTGCCTTCCTTGGCACGACGAACAGCATAGAACTCATTGGTGAAAGCATACACCTCAAACGGGATCTGAACTTTCTTACAGAAGGCAGTAAGGTTCAGCAGTTGCTTGACAGTCGCCAGAATCTCACGCTGCATAGAACCAGACCAGTCAAGCAGGAACAGCAGACCATGGTTCTTGCCATCAGGCAGCACAGTTACTTTCTTAAAGATGTCATCAGAATACTTATAAGTATGAAGCTTAGTAGTATCAAGAACACCAGTCTTAGATTGACCAGCACGAGCATAAGCGTCAGCAGACTTACGGCACTCAAACTCCTTAACAAGATAATTTACCTCCTTCTGGGATTGCTTACGAAACTCCCTGTAAGATTTATCTACATCATCGTAACGATCAGAACGATCACCACCAGCAAGGAAGTTGTTGCGGCACTCATCAATCCAATCATGGACTTCAGTCCAGTCAGCAATGTAGGTAGGGAGATCAACACTCTCAGGGATCTCAACATATACAGGATTGTTAGCAAACTTGTTAGTCAGTTTCTCAGCAGCATTGTCGAAAGCACGTTGAGTCTCAGATGTTTCACCACCATCAAAACCTTCTACTTCTTTCTCGTCTTCCATCTCATTACTGTCAACAGGATCAGAAAAACCAGGAGAAGAATCAGGCATTGATTCAGTCTTCTGTTCTGTTTGCTGCTCAGTTTCTTCGTCATCGTTACTTTCACTTTCACCTTGCTGAGCAGCAGCGGGAGGAGGAACGTCTTCTACCTTCTCTTGCTTAGAAAACTCAAACACATCAACAGCAATTTGACACACTTCCTCAAAGGTTTCAGCAACATCAGTGCGAGCGACGAACACCTGCTCCTCAATAGAGAAGGGGATCATGGCACTAGCACCGATCTTGAAGTGAAGATTGATGCGATCGATCAGACTGAAGGTGTTGAGATCTTCACCCTCAATACCGAAGAAGTCTTTGTCATTCAGTTCTTTGTATCCACCAGCAAAGGACTTACGCAGACCAGGATACTTACGCTTCATCAGTTTCTCAATACGCGCATCCTCAATGACGTTGATAAAATCTTTGGGACAGTCATGCTCAGCAGTCCAGTCTTCGTTGGGAGTAAACAGAGCATGTCCAACCTCATGACCCACCAGCATATCGTAGACGACGCTAGAAGCACGGTCCCAGTTAGGCAGAGTAAGGACACGACGCTCAACGTCAAATGATGCTGTAGAGACTTTACGGTGCTCTACAATAAGGTTCTCCGTAGCGAGCAGGCGGGCAAGGTTACCTTTGATTTCTTGGGTCAGCATGGCGTCTCTCGTGTTGATGCCATTAGTATATACAAAAAAAGAGGTGCCCGAAGGCACCCCTAGACCGCTTCAGCAACTGTCTCCTGAATGACGGAGAAGTTCTTTTCTTTCACGGCAGTGATAGTTCTGTCAAACTTACCATCCAAGTTCTCACGGTGACTGATGACATACACATTAGAGTTGTCATCGAAGTTGCGTAGAATCCAACTTAGGTCCATACCACCTTGCTGGTCTAGAGAACTGTCAAAAATCTCATCTAGAATGAGGAGGTTAGTATCCACAGAATTCTTAAGTTTAGCGATAGAACGCCAAGTAAGCAACAGAGCGATATCAATACGAGATTTTTCTCCCTCACTGAAACTATCATACGAAAACACGTCACGGTATCTAGATTTGATTATCTCCTCAAAGTTCTCGTTTAGCGTAAAATTGACATAAAAATCCATACGCTGCAGATACTGATTGATGAGTTGGTTCATCGCTGGGAGATAGGTCTTGATAATCCTAGTCTTGATCCCGTTGTCTTTTAGCAACTGCGATGCCACTAGAAGTGTATCACGATCCTTACGGTTCTCTGCTTGGGTAGAACCCAATTCTTTTTTATTCTTAACAAGACCTTCGAGTTTGACAAACTCTGCTTTCTTGTCTGGGTTGCTACCTTCTAGTTCTTTGATCTCTTGTTCAATGTCTGAAATAGTTCTTCGGACTGAAGTAATCTGAAAGTTGTTTTGAGAAATAGAAGCGTTGAGGTCAAGTACAATTTTCGATAGTCTGGTGAATTCATTTTCTCGTTCTTCCTCTTTCGAGATAGCATCCAGCAGATCTTCTAAACCAGTCTGGAGATTAGTAAGTTCTCCTTCTCCATCAGCAATCTTTTCTTGCCTAAACTCTTCACTCAGGTCTTGAGTACAAGTAGGGCAAACATGATTGTCTCTAAAAAACGAGTGCTCTTTTTGACAACTTGATAACTTAGATTGTATTTTAAAAAGAAAAGTGTTTAACTTCTTTAGTTTTGTTGTACTGTTAGACAACTCTTGCATTTCTTCAGAATGTTTTCCAACTTCTTCAGACAGACGCGCAATCTCTTGGTGGTTTTCGTTTTCATTCTGTAACAATTCAGTGATCTTATTCTCTTTACGAGTGATCTCTTCTTTGTTCTTCTTCTCCAGTTCCAACATATACTTCTTCTGGAGATCAATCTTTTCTTCTAACAGATGGATCTCATAATCCAACTTCTTGATCTCATCATTGTTCTCTCTGACCTTATCCTTGAGCAGGACATTCATAGTAGAGAAAACTTGGATATCGAGAATGTCTTCGATAATCTCACGACGTTGTGACAAAGGCAGACGCATGAACGGCACAAACGTGGAGGATCCCAACACCACAATTTGTGTGAATGACTTGTAGTTCATCTTGAGGACGTTCGCCTCAAAATTCTTTTGCTGTTCTACAAGAGAACTTTCTTGATTCCACAACTGACCATTACAATAGATCTCAAACTTGTTTGGTTTAATACCACGAATAACTTTGTATTCTTTGCGACCAATGCTAAACTCGATCTCGGTCATGCAATCCTTTTCGTTGATACTATTAACCAGTGCTGGTTTATTAATCTTACGGAAAGGTTTTCCAAACAATGAAAAAGTAAGAGCATCCAAAATGGTGCTCTTACCTGCTCCGTTGCTACCGATAATTAGATTGGTTTTGGATGCTTGTAAATCAACTTCACTGAATACATTACCCGTTGAAAGAAAATTCTTCCAGCGGACTTTTTTAAAAATAATCATTCTTCAAGATCGTCAGGGGGGATCAAAAAATCGTCGGGAGTAATGATAGAGAACTTGTGTCCTCGTTCTTGACATGCTGTAATTATAACATGATCTTCCACTTCTACTATTTGCATAGGAGGATAATCTTCATCATCTTCTAGCATCATAAGATACCTGTCAGCATCTTCTTCTTCCTCAAAAATAGGAATCACTCTATCTTCCAATTCATCGAAGACAGAATATACACCATCAGGATGATCTTCTAGAGTTACGATGAACATGCCTACACAACGTTACAACTTTCAATATATAGAGTTCGCATCAGACCCTTAAGATCTGATTTATCTACGGACATCTCTACCTCATCAATATACTCGTTAAGGAGAGTAAGTGTGTCTTTTGTAGAAACTTCAATGTCAGCAGTATCTTCTTCAACTAAAGTCTCCACAACTTTAACATCGTGGACGCCTACGTTGTAAAGACGATCAACCAATGTTTCAAACATTTGGTAGTCTCGTTTTTCATTAACGACGATCTTGATGAACTTGTCCTTATAATCAGACACATCTTGTTTGTTGTAGTCCACACTGGTGTCGTCATAGAAGATTTTGTCGAAGATTTC